CCAGAACTTCTTAAAGATGGTCACAATGTAACCGTTTTAGATAATTTTATGTATCAACAAACATCACTCAATCATCTATGTAATCATTCAAACTTTAGAGTATATAGAGGCGACATTCGTATTGGTGCAGATATCTTCCCTCTAATGAATCAAGCGGATGTTATTATTCCTTTGGCAGCTTATGTTGGTGCACCATTGTGTGATAAAGACCCAATCGGTGCAACTACTACAAACAAAGATGCCATTTTTATGATGATTGAAAAGTTAAGTGACAATCAACTTGTATTAATGCCTACAACAAATAGTGCATATGGTACTGGTGATTATTGTACCGAAGAATCACCATTGAATCCTATTTCTAGATATGCCATAGATAAAGTAGAAGTAGAAAAAAGATTGATGCAACATCCTAATGCAATTAGTTTCAGACTTGCAACTGTATTTGGCATGTCACCAAGAATGAGAATTGATTTGTTGGTAAATGATATGACATATCGTGCTGTGAATGATGGCTTTGTTGTGTTGTTTGAATCACACTTTAAGAGAAACTACATTCATGTGATGGATGTTGTTCAGGCATTTCTATTGGCTATTCGTAATCATATTATTATGAAAGGTAACATCTACAATGTTGGTCTTTCTTCTGCCAATGTCTCTAAGAAAGAATTGTGTGAAATCATTAAAGACCATGTACCAAGATTTGAAATCATTGAAGCATCTATTGGGAAAGATAAAGACCAAAGAAACTACATTGTGTCTAATGAGAAGATAGAGAGTGTTGGTTTTACTCCTAAATATACATTGAATGATGGAGTAAAAGAACTGATTAAAGGTTACACAATGGTTAAGAATACAAAGTATGGTAATATCTAAGCAGCTGCTATTAACATCTAACGGGAACACCCAGACTATAACATCTGTCAAGCACTAAGTCAACAAAAAAGAAGGCAATTATGAGTGATAAGAAAACAAAACATTATGTGAATAACGCCGATTTCTTGGCTGCACTTATTGAATACAAAAGAGTGTGTGATGAAGCCAAAAAATCAAACAAACCAGAGCCATCAATACCAAATTACATTGGTGAATGCTTTCTAAAGATTGCGGAACATCTATCTCGCAAACCTAACTTCATTTCGTATTCGTTTCGTGACGAGATGATTGCCGATGGTATTGAAAATTGCCTTATGTATTTTCGCAATTTCGATCCGGATAAGTCCAAAAATCCATTTGCATACTTCACACAAATCATTTACTATGCTTTCTTGCGAAGAATTGTTAAAGAGAAAAAACAACTCTATGTGAAGTATAAGGCAACAGAACAGTTTGGCATACTTGATGAATTCGAAATGTTTGAAGACTCTGATGGCAACATGAGACAATTTCAATTGTATGATAATATTTCTGAATTCATTCATAACTTTGAGGAAAGTAAACGAAAGAAAAAAGAGGCAAAGATAAAAGGCCTAGAAAAATTTATAGATGAATAATTGCCTGATTCTGCTTGACTTGTGACACAATAGGAGATATAATGGACAAGGTAAAAATTGAACATCACATTAAACACTTAGAAGAACAGCACAATAAGTTAGACAAAGAAATCATAAAAGAAGAAACAAATTATGGTAATTGTGCCGTCATATCAATTCTCAAAAAGAAAAAACTTAAACTTAAAGACGAAATTGAAGGATTCAAAAAACAGATAGCATGAAAATTTGTATACTTGGAGATACCCATTTTGGTGCCCGTGGGGATTCGTTGGACTTCCACAAATACTTTGAAAAGTTTTATGATGAAGTATTTTTTCCTTATCTTAAAGCAAATAACATTGAAGTAATTTTTCAGATGGGTGATTTGTTTGACCGAAGAAAATTTATCAACTTCAATACACTACATCTTTGTCGGCAATACTTTTTTGACCGATGCCAAATTCTTGATATCAAAGTTCACACACTTCTTGGTAATCACGATATTGCTTTCAAAAATACACTAGAGATAAATTCAACTGGTCTATTGTTGAATGAATATGAAAACATTGAATACTATGATTCATTTGAGACAGCAGAGTTTGATGGTGTTTTAATTGATGTTGTGCCATGGATTTGTGATGACAATGAACAAGAAATCTTCAATGAAATGAAACAATCAAAGGCACAGATTTGTTTCGGCCATTTTGAAATTACTGGTTTTGAAATGGATAAAGGTAATGTTTGTGACCATGGTCTTGACAAAGCACTACTTAAAAAGTATGATGTTGTATTGTCTGGCCACTTTCACCATAAGTCTACTGATGATAACATTACCTATGTTGGCACACCGTATGAAATGACCTGGTCTGACTACAATGATCCAAAAGGTTTTCACATCTTTGATACCAACACAAGAGAAATGACATTCGTAAAGAATCCTTTTGCGATGTTTCATAAGTTGACATACGATGATGGGCAAACTGATTTTGAGCATTGGAAGAATTATGACTTTGAATCACTCAAAGATTCTTATGTCAAAGTGATTGTGATGAACAAACAAAATCCTTATTTGTTTGATACCGTCATCGACAGCCTATATAAAGTAGGTGTTGCTGATTTATCGATTGTAGAAGATTTTAGTGATACACTTATTGATGATGATAGTGATATCATTGACCAGGCAGAAGATACAATGACAATTCTCTCTAAGCACATAGACAATCTTGCGCTCGATGTTGAATCAGAAAAACTTAAATTACTAATGCGTGAATTATACATCGAGGCTCTTAATACAGAAATTGCTGAATGATTCTATTTCGTAATGTTCGTTGGAAGAATTTGCTTTCAACAGGTAACTTCTTTACTGAAATCAAACTGGACGGCAATACCAACACACTCATTGTTGGTGAAAACGGTTCTGGTAAAAGCACAATGCTCGATGCGTTGTGTTTTGGTTTGTTCGGTAAGCCATTTCGCAACATCAACAAACCACAACTACTGAACTCAATCAATCAAAAAGATTGTATTGTGGAAGTAGAGTTTGATACCAATAACAAGTCATACAAAATTGTTCGTGGTATCAAACCAAATAAGTTTGAAATTTATCAAAACGGCGACCTCATCAATCAAGATGCAGCCACAAGAGACTATCAAGAATTCTTAGAGAAGTTTATTCTCAAACTCAATTACAAATCTTTTACACAGATTGTAACGCTTGGTTCTGCATCATTCACGCCGTTCATGCAATTGTCTGCTGCCGACAGACGGGCTATCATCGAAGACTTGTTAGACATTCAAATCTTTTCGACAATGAATACACTTGTCAAAGAAAGATTGTCTATTAATAAAGAGAGTTTGTTTGATATGAAACATCAGATTGAACTCACCCAACAGAAATACGATATGCAGAAAAAACATATCGATGATTTGAAACAGAACAATGAAGATAAGGTGAAAGAATATGATGCAGAAATTTCATGTCATAGCAATACCATATCCCTCTTACTCAACAATGTTGCGACCCTTACCACAGAGACAGAACAACTCCAATTGGTTGTTGCGAGTAAAATTGATACAGAGGCTAAGGTCAAGAAAATTACAAAACTTGAATCGCAAATTGAAAGCAACTTATCCAAATTTCAAAAGGATATCAGTTTCTTTCAATCGCATGACGATTGTCCAACCTGTCGGCAGGCCATTGCCAGTTCTTTTAAAGAAGAAGAACTTAGCAGTCTTTCTACCAAAGTTACTGAGTGCCAACACGGCCTCTCAGAATTAGAAAAGAAACTTCTTGCTGAACAGAATAAATTGAATGAGATTAATGATAAACAAAAACTTATCAATCAGAAACAAGTTGAAATTGCAACTGCCAATACAACCATCAACGAAACAAACAAATTGATTGCTCGCTTGCGTAAATTGATTGACGAACTTAAAAACTCAAAAGTAGTAACAGACTTAGAAGAACAACGCCTGAAAGAACTAAAGGATTCTCTGAGTATACTGCAATCAAACTTAAAACAGCTAATTGAAGAAAAATCATATTACGATGTTGCCTCTTTATTGTTGAAAGATACTGGTATTAAAACGAAGATTGTTAAACAGTATTTACCAATCATTAACAAACTTGTCAACAAGTATTTAGCGTCCCTAGATTTCTTTGTCAATTTCAATCTTGACGAATCGTTCAAAGAAACAATTAAATCTCGGCATCGTGATGATTTTAGTTACAACAATTTCTCCGAAGGCGAGAAGCAACGGATAGATATGGCATTGATGTTGACATGGCGTGCAGTTGCCAAGTTAAAGAACTCATCGAATACCAATCTATTGATACTTGATGAAACATTTGATTCTTCATTAGATGCCAATGGCACAGAAGAACTTATGAAAATCCTACATATGCTAGAAGGTATAAATTTGTTCGTTATTTCGCACAAAGGCGACATACTGCAAGACAAGTTTGCCAATGTGATTCGATTTACAAAAGAGAAAAACTTTTCGAGGATAGTAAAATGAGTGATGTATTAACAATTGATACTGGTGCTGGAATTGCGATTGAAGAAACAATCAATCCGTTGCCAGTCTATGACGAAAATCATCCAATGCTCAAACAAAAAATACCCGAGCATGGATATTCATTGCCAAGTCCTTTGATGACAACATTGGCCAAACGATTGAAGATGACGATGAAGTTATATGGTGGTATTGGCCTCTCTGCAAATCAATGTGGTGTGTTTGAACGAATTTTTGTCATTGGTACAGACCAGTTTCAAATTGCATGTATCAATCCTAGAATCATTAATTCATCAGCAAAAATCAATAAGAGTGATGAAGGCTGTCTTTCTTTTCCTGGTTTGTATTTGAAGATTGAAAGACCAGAATGGATTGAAGTTGAATTTACAAATGAAGAAGGAGTGATTCAACAGATGCGGTTAGAAGGACTTACCGCAAGATGTTTTCAGCATGAGCTAGACCATTTGAATGGCATTCGTTTCGTTGACAATATAAAACCAGTCGCATTGCAGATGGCAAGAAAAAAACAAAAAAAACTTATGCAAAGGATAATTAGAGCAAATGAAAAGACCGGTCGCTAAACATCTAAACATTCCTAAATACAAGGGTGATTTGTTAAAGGTAATTTCTTACATTGAAAATATTCCATTGTCTTTGGTCAAAACAAAGTATAATGATGGTAATTGGGAAGCAATTTCACTTCGTGGATACAGTACCGACCCAGGTCATATTTTGAAACCTGGTGTATTGAAAACAGAAGAAACAGACAACACACTACAAGACACAACACTTAGGGCATTGCCAGAGATGGCTGCAATCAATGAAATACTTAAACAGATACCTGCTGAGTTCGAAAGAGTGAGAATCATGCGATTGAAGGCAGGAACAAAGATTGAGAAACATACTGACAAGGTAGACAAGTCAATTGGTTTTGATGATGGGCAAATTGTTCGCATTCATGTGCCAATTAAAACAGACCCAAAAGTTATCTTCTCTCTCTATGAAGGCAAAGACAAGAAAGACTTTTTCTTTGAGACTGGCAACTATTACTATGCCGATGTAACAAAGGCACATGAAGTTCACAATACATGGGATCAGGATAGATTGCATTTAGTTGCCGACTGTTACTCTAACGAAACAATTAGGAATTTAATTTTAGAATGAATATTGCCACACTTGACGATTTCGATGTGATAAAATCTGTATTTGCACCACATCAAAAAACATATTTTCCTCACATTCGTTCCGACTACATTCAACGAAAGATAGAATCAGGCAATGTGATTTATGAAGATGGTGTTGTAATCATCTTTGGTGTCTACAAAAGAAAACAAAAAATTGGTACTCAACAAGCAGAAAGAGGTGATGCACACATTGGTCAAATCGTGGTTCAACAACAAGGCAATGGCAACGCAAAGAAAGTATTGAATAAGTTTTTTACAGAAATGAATACAAAAGTTTGGTTAACAGTTCGAGCAGAAAATACAAGAGCCCGTGCCTTCTATGAAAAGAATGGTATGAAGAATGTTGGTGATATCAATTGGTCGGATGGTAAAATTCCTGGCGTGATATATCTCTATACAAATTAATATGTCAAAATATTTTTACGAAAAGAATACTGAGTTTTTAGAATCGACTGTCAATAAAACATTCGAAGAAATTCTATGGATGTCCAAAGATGATTTTCGTCAATGGGTAATTGATATGCGTAAAGAAGTGGTTTGCCTTTGGGATGAAAAAGGACAACCACCAAGAGTTGGGTATAACGAACAAGAAATCATTGACCAATTCAATGAGATGACTTCTTTTCCTATTCACAAGTTTTTGGTGAAAGATGAATTAACTGGTGATGAAGATGTGATTCGTAACACAAGTGTGGTTGGCAATGCAGTCAATCAATGGTTTCCTACCATGATGAAAACTCGCATCAACTATACCAAAGATGTTGAGAAAGGTAAATCAATCTATGATTACTTTGCCAAAGATGAATTGTTAGAGACATTTGTTACCTATGCATCACGACATTTCAAACGAGATTCATTCTACCATCATTCTACGCCTGTTAAGATTGATGAAGTAATTGAACTTGGTAGTTTACAATTCAAAACTTCAACCGTAGAAAAATTTGTTGAGTGGTTTGAAAAGTTTGCTCGTTCTTATGACACACATGATTATTGGTTCGAACCTAACTCTGGTGAGAACGAATATACTGGCTACAACGAAGACCTAAAGAATCAAAAGTATATGCTCATCACAAAAGATGAGTTATTGAAACTAAATGTGCCGAATGGTTGCAAAACAAACATTGAACACAAAGATGCACAAATATTTCGTGTTCGTCTTTACAAGAAAGGACAAAAAGTATTTCCTGTTGGACTTAAAGCCTTCCGTGTATCATTTTGTCAGTATGCAGTAAACTTTCCACCATTGACTGCCAAGTATCTGTATGAGAGATACACCGAACATTTTAAGACACAAGAACAAATCAACATCTATGATCCATCTTCTGGCTGGGGTGGTAGATTACTCGGTGCAATGTCGATTGATGATGAACGAAATATTCATTACATTGGCACCGATCCAAACACAGACCACACCACAACAGAAGGCAGAACAAAATACCATGAATTCGCAGATTTTTTTAATACCAAAACCTATCGTGCTACAGGTTTGTTTCCAAAGACCCATACTTATGAAATCTACCAACTTGGTTCAGAAGAAATTCATAACAATAAAAGTTTTCAAAAATACAAAGGCAAGTTAGATTTAATCTTTACATCACCTCCATATTTTGCGAAAGAGGCATATAGTGAAGATGAAGAGCAGTCTTATAAAAAGTTTTCACAATACGATTCTTGGCGAGAAGGTTTTCTTCGTAAGACATTGGAAACATGTGTTGAGTATTTGAAAGAAGACCGATACCTTCTTTGGAATATTGCTGATGCAGCTTTTGGTGGTGATATGTTGCCATTAGAGCAAGATTCAATTGACATTCTTACAGGTCTTGGTATGGAATATAAAGGCAAGTTGAAAATGTCACTCGCACAAATGCCTGGTGGTAATCGTGTTGATTCTGAAACTGGTCTGCCCAAGGCAAAGAATTTTTGTAAAGTCAATGGCATGTGGCTAAAATACGAACCCGTTTTCGTATTCTATAAACCAAAGTGAGTATTCACTAACTTACTGGTAATATTACCGCACAATAAAACCCCATACAGTATAATGAATATATAGGGTTTTTTCTGTATCTTTTTTACAACAAATGTGCTTGACAATTGCCTTTTTTTCTGTTATAATGATTAAATAATAGTGAATGGAGTATTATACATGTCTTTTACTGCCGAACAAAAATCGCAATTAGCTAAACTGCTTGCGACTGAAAATCTTACGGTTCAACACCAAAAGATTCGCACCGCAAAGTTTGATCCAACTAATCGTGTTCTCTATCTTCCTATCTGGCAAAACATGTCAGGTGCCATCTATGACCTTCTTGTTGGTCACGAAACTGGTCATGCACTCTATACTCCGCCAGAAGGTTGGCATGATGCAATCGTAAAAAATGCCAAAGGCAAATACTACAAAAACTTTCTGAATGTGGTCGAAGATGCCCGTATCGAAAAGAAAGTTCAACGCAAATATCCTGGTCTCAAAAAACAATTTGTTACTGCATATGCTGATTTAATCAATCGTGATTTCTTTGGCACTAAGAGCCGTGATGTAAATGAATTGTCTTTTATTGACCGACTCAATGTATTCAGTAAATCACAATGGATGAATACCAGTATTCGATTCTCTGCTAAAGAGAAAGACCTTGTTGACCAAGTTCGTGCCGTAGAAACATGGGATGATGTTGTCCGTGTTACTGGTGCCGTGTTCGATTATTCCAAAGAAGAACAAAAAGAAATGCAATTGGAACAATTCGAAGAAATGATAATGAATGGTTACGGTGAAGATGAAGAACAAACCGATGACTATGATAGTTACGATGACTATGATAGTGATACCGATTTATCTGAAGAACCCGATGAGTCTGGTGATGCTTCTGGTGATGCTGGCGAAGGCGAACAAGGTGACAATGGTGTTCAAAGTAACTCTGATTTTGATGAGAGTACCGAAGAACAATTGCATGATGATTCGGTGCAATCACAATTCAATCGATACAAACAATCGAAAGAATCATGGGAAGACCAATTTACTCCTAAGTGTGAGACTGACCAACAGTTTCGCCGCAATGAAGATGCATTGCTTGATGAGGCTTGCAAAGATGTTGTTTATGTTACGATTCCAAAACCAATTTTGAGTAACATCATCACACCTGCAAAACGAGTCCACGAATTGCATGACAGTTATGTGCGTGAGTATGTTAGAGAATCTTGGTTGAATCCTAATCTTGCTTCTGAATTATTGCAACAATTCAAAAATCGAAACGACCGATACATTGGTCTTCTTGCCAAAGAATTTGAAATGCGTAAGGCTGCTCGTTCATACAGTAAGGCAAAAGTTTCTGATACTGGCGACATTGACATTAACAAATTGGCATCATACAAATTTGATGACAATATTTTCCGTAAGATTATGAGTGTGCCAAAAGGCAAATCTCACGGTCTGATTCTGTTACTCGACAAGTCTGGTTCAATGTCTAAAAATATGCCTGGTTCGATTGAACAGATTCTTGTGCTGACAATGTTCTGCCGCAAAGTGAACATTCCGTTTATTGTTTACGGTTTTGGTGGTTCGGCACCTGTTAAGTATATTGATGTTGATTTTGATAGAAGAACTCAAAAGCTTGAACAATGTTTCACAGAAAACGAAAACGAACTTCAATTCGCAAGTGTTTATTTGCGTGAGTATCTAAACTCTAAAATGTCAAATGCAGAGTTTACGAAGGCAACAAAACATATGCTTCTCATTAAAGAATCATTTGAGAGTGATGCTTCTGGTCGTTATAGTCGAAGTCGTTGTTATCGATTTGCAACCGAAGATTTGTCAAACACACCTTTGACTGAAGCTCTGGTTGCAACTGCTGAAATTATGAAAGATTTCAAACAGAAAAACAATCTTGACATTACCAATCTTGTGATTGTGCATGATGGTGATGCCGACTTCCATAATTGTTTTGTAAAAACAAGAGTTGGTTACGATGGCAAAGAATTTAAGAGTGGTGCTTACTTTATGCATCGTGATGTAAATTACTTTTTGACTGATGCAAAGAATAAGTTTACAGGCAAAATTACTTCAGACAATAATACTGTTTTCGTGAATGTGATAAATTGGTTCAACAAAGTAACTAATTCGAAAGTGTTTGGTTTCTTTATCTGTGATACAACTCGTGGTTCTGCCAAGTTTGCAATTGAAAATCATTACTATGTTGATGATAAACCTTTGGGTGATTTACGGGCTACAAATTGGTTTGCCTACAAAGAAACACTTACAAAGAAACAGAAAGAATTACGAAGTGAAAAATTTCTAGAATCTAAGTCACCTGGTTATGGTTCGTTCTTCCTGATTGCAGGCGGCAATCAACTAGAAACCGATGAAGAAGAAATTGAAGTAAAAGGTAAACAGACTACCAAGTCATTGGTAAAAGCATTTACTGAATTCAACAAAAAGAAGGCAGTCAATCGTGTGCTTGTCTCTAAATTCATACAGGGCATTGCTGCCTAAGTGTTGTATTTGTGCAACATGGGATGCTTGACAAACATCCTCTTTTCTGATATAATGATCGTATAACAATCGTGATAGGAGTTTTATATTATGTCTAGTCGTGCCGAACTCAAACAACAATTTATTGATGCTCTTATTTCTACTGGTAAGGGTACTATTACCCGTACCGAACTGAAAGAGATTGCAACAAAAATTGGTCTTGGTTCTGTAGGGTTCTTTACCAAAGAAGAATCGAATCGTGTCGGTCGTGGTAAGTACCGAGTTCCTTCTACCGCAATTTCAATGCAAGGGCAAGTAATTCAAATGCCAAAACAACAAGTAGAAAAATCTGGCAGTCGCATTCAAAATGTGACTACGGCTCTAGATGAAACAAATTTGGTGCCTGCACAATACAAAAACTATGTGCCGTTTGGTAACTACGAAGATGTTTTGTCCATCGTAATGGCGAATCGTTTCTTTCCTGTTTTCATTTCTGGTCATTCTGGTAATGGTAAAACAATGTCTATCGAACAGGCTTGTGCCAAGGCAAAACGCAAATTCGTTTGTGTATCAATGACACCTGAAACCGATGAGAGTGATTTGCTTGGCAACTATGTTCTCATTGATGGTAATATGGAGTGGCGTGATGGTCCTGTGACTACTGCTGCTCGACAAGGTGCCGTTCTCTGCATCGATGAGATTGATTATGGTGCTCAAAATCTTTCCAGTCTTCAGCGAGTGCTCGAAGGCAAACCATTTATGTTGAAGAAGAAAGGCGAAGTAATTACACCGGCGCCTGGCTTTACTGTGTTTGCGACTGCGAATACAAAAGGTAAAGGTTCTGACGATGGTCGTTATATGTTTACCAATGTGTTGAATGAGGCTTTCCTCGAACGCTTTCGTACCACAATGGAACAAGACTTTCCTCCTGCCAAGACTGAACGCAAAATCATTGAAAAAGAACTGGTATCTGCCGGTCGTGCTGACGATGACTTTGCTGAGAAACTTGTTACTTGGGCAGATGTTATTCGTAAAACATTCGCTGATGGCGGTTGCGATGAAGTGATTTCTACTCGCCGTCTTGTGCATATCGTAGAAACCTATGGTATCTTTGGCGATAAGATGAAGGCAATTACTCTCTGTCTAAATCGTTTTGATGACGATACCAAAATGTCATTCATTGACTTGTATACCAAAGTTGATGCGGGTGCTACTGCCGAAGAAATTTTGGCACCTGTAGTTGAACCCGAAGAAACAAAGGTAGAAATGCGTAGTGAAGAAGAACAACCTTTTTAATTAGTGGTCGGCACTTTGACCCATCGGTAACGATGGGTCTTTTTTTAATTACTACCGAAGTAAGTGTTGACATACACATAAAAGTATAATATAATTGTAACAAGATTTGAGAGAACGGTCGCCTCTCAAATGATTTTTTAACTGCGGCCTTTTTAATCTTTATGGAGTATTTCGTAATGTCTGTTAAATCTAAAGTCCTTTCTTATCTGTCGAAAGATTCTTCTTACAACACCCTGACTGCTAACAAGATGCAGTCAATGTTCGGTGCCGCCAATCCTTCTGCCGTGATTGACGAACTGCGTAAAGATGGTCATGCCATCTATCTGAACACTCGCATCAATGCGAACGGTGAGAAAGTTTCTTTCTATCGCCTTGGCACTCCTACCAAGCGCATGATTGCTGCTGGCATTCGTGCTCTGCGTGAGAACGGAGTCCGTGCTTTTGCCTAAAATAGTTTAGAAAAAGCATAGAGGAAGTAATACATATAGGTGTTACTTCCTCTTTTTTCATTTATGGAGTTGTCATGGAAATACAAGTTAAAGTTGAAGATTTGAAAAAGCATAAGGTGTTTGTGGCAACACCAATGTATGGAGGCATGGCACATGGTCTCTATATCAAATCATGCCTCGACCTACAGACCACAATGTCGAAATATGGCATCGAAACCAAATTCTCATTTCTGTTCAATGAATCATTAATTACACGGGCTCGCAACTATCTTGTTGATGAGTTTCTCCGTTCAGATTTTACCCACCTTCTCTTTATTGACTCTGACATTCATTACAATCCACAAGATGTAATTGCAATGCTGGCGTTGAATAAAGATGTAATTGGTGGTCCTTATCCTAAGAAATCAATCAATTGGGGCAATGTCGCCCAAGCCGCAAGAAACCATCCAAAGATGGAACCAAAAGAATTAGAAACTCTTGTCGGTGAGTATGTATTCAATGTTGTAAAAGGCACAAAACAATTCCAAGTTACCGACCCATTAGAAGTTTTAGAAATTGGTACTGGCTTTATGATGGTCAAGCGTGAAGTGTTTGATAAGATGAAAGAAGCTTATCCAATGATTCACTATAAACCTGACCATGTTGGTCAAGCAAACTTTGACGGCACTCGTTACATTCACGCATTCTTTGATACCGTAATTGATACCGCAGATTCAATTACTGGTGGTGGTTCTGACCGTTATCTAAGTGAAGATTATATGTTCTGTCAAATGTGGCGTAAGATTGATGGACAAGTTTGGTTATGTCCGTGGATGAAAACGCAACACATTGGCACTTATGCATTCACTGGTAATATGCCTGCGGTTGCACAATACACAGGAAGATTGTAATGGACGCTGAATATCCAATGCATCCAAATTGGAAAGTTTCATTTACTGGACCAGGTGAGAGTGATTGGAAGATTGATTCAGTAAAGGCATCACAAAATGCAACAATTGGTGGTCGTAAGTTCGATGGTGGCAAATTGCAATATGGTCTTGTGCCGCCACTTGCACTCAAAGCTACAGTTGATGTTTTGACATTTGGTGCCGAGAAGTATGAACCGGACAATTGGAAAGTTGTACCTGATTCTAAACGCAGGTACTTTGATGCCCTACAAAGACATGTATGGGCATGGAAAGAAGGTGAACAAATTGATCCAGAATCAGGTAAACATCACCTCGCACATGCACTTTGCTGCTTGATGTTTCTGTATGAACATGATATAATATATTCTGTTGATAAATCTTAATTATGAAAGGTCACTATGAAATTATCAAACGAAACAATTGCTGTATTGAAAAACTTTGGTGCAATCAACCAAGGTATTCTTTTCAAACCTGGTAAGAAACTCAAAACAGTTTCTTCACATAAAAATATTCTGGCAGAAGTTGATATCAAAGAAGATATTCCTGCTGAGTTTGGCATCTATGATTTGAACAATTTTCTGTCGGTCATTTCTCTACATAAAGATGATCCGTCTTTTGAATTCGATGACAAACAAGTTACAATCATTGGCAACAAAGGTCGTAGTAAAATCAAGTATCGTTTTACTCCTGCCAATATGATTGTCACACCGCCAGAGAAACAATTGACAATGCCTAATGCAGAAATCAAATTCGAATTGAAATTTGAAGACTTTGATTGGATCATGCGGGCTGCCAATGTTCTTTCTTCACCACAAATTGCAATTGAATCTGATGGCAAAAAAGTCAACATTGTTACTCTCGACCTGTCAAATGATTCTGCACACACAGACGCACTAGAAATTACAGAAGGCACTGGCAACAAATACAAGATGATTTTCAAAACAGAAAACATTACCAAGATTATGTCTGGTTCGTATGATGTTTCGATTTCATCTAAAGGCATCTCGCATTTCAAAAACAAAACTCTACCACTTCAGTATTGGGTTACAACTGAGGCAGGTTCTAAATTTGAGGCCTCATAATGTTATTATGAATATTGTGAAAGGTTTATATTATGGAACATTTATTGTGGACAGAGAAGTATCGTCCGAAGACAGTAGAAGATTGTATTCTACCAAATCGTTTGAAACAACCATTTCAGGAGTATGTCAATCAGAAACAGATTCCTAATCTGCTTCTAACTGGCGGTGCGGGTGTTGGCAAGACTACAGTTGCCAAAGCACTCTGCAATGAAATTGGTTGTGACTTTATGGTCATCAATGGTTCTGATGAGAATGGCGTTGAAACAATTCGTGTCAAAATCAAAAACTATGCCTCATCTGTTTCATTCTCTGGTGGTCGTAAAGTTATTATTCTAGATGAGGCTGATTATCTAACAACAAACGCACAAGCAATTCTCCGTAATGCGGTTGAAGAATTTGCAAGTAATTGTTCATTCATTTTTACTTGTAACTATAAGAATCGCATCATCGAACCATTGCATTCTCGGTGTGCAGTCGTAGATTTTTCTTTGAAGAATGGCGAGAAGGCCAAGATGGCGGCCGCCTTCTTTAAGAGAATTCAATCAATTCTGCAAAGTGAAAAAGTTGAGTATGAGGATGCTGTAATTGCAGAACTCATCAAAAAACATTTTCCTGACTTTCGTAGGGCAATCAATGAACTTCAAAGATACTCACAATTAGGTAAAATTGATACAGGCATTCTGTCTCAAATTGGTGAAGTATCAATTGAAGAAATCGTAAAGAACATCAAAGATAAAGACTTTGGTTCAATTCGTAAGTGGGTTGCGACACACGAAATTGATTCGTCTACACTCTATCGTAAACTGTATGATGCTCTTTATGATAATCTAAAACCTCAATCAATTCCTCAGGCAGTTATTATTCTTGCTGACTATCAATACAAGGCGGCCTTTGTTGCTGACCAAGAGATTAATACTGTTGCATGTTTGACTGAATTGATGGTATCTTGTGAGTTTGTATGAATGAAATATTTCAAAACACTTGGACATGGATACATGAAGATTTTAGAAGCAATCAATTCCGCTTTGTCGTGGAAGTATTTGCTTGGGCTATTTCTATTGGTTGCAGTATCACTATGGCTCTCACAGTTCCTACCCCACCCCTTCTTATTCTTTATCCTATTTGGATTATTGGTTGTGGCATGTATGCTTGGGCTGCTTGGACTCGTAGTTCTTTTGGTATGCTTGCTAACTATCTTCTTCTTGTTACGATTGACTCGGTTGGTCTCATAAGGATGATTATATGAGTCCTTTCGATTATGTCAAAGAGATTTTGCAGGGAAAGAAGCAACTAATTGTTGATGAATTGACAGAGAAAGAATACTCACCTTTTCTGACAAATCGTAGTCTTTCCTATCATAAAGATTGTATTATGTTCGCAAATGAGATGAACAGACGCCATCATGCCGATAAAAAGCTCCAACATGATTTTCTTATAAATACCGTCAGGTCACAGAAACGACCTTTTGCGAAGTGGGTAAAATCTGAAAAGAGTGATAATATAGAATGTATAAAGACTATCTACGGTTTCTCAGATACTAAGGCCCGAGAGGCACTTTCTCTACTAAGCAAAGAACAAATCCAAGAATTAAAAGAACAAACCAGAATTGGTGGATTAGGGAAATGAAATGGTAGACTTGACTAAATTCATTGAGGTAAGTCTCAATGAACAAGATGATTTTTTGAAGGTGAGAGAGACACTTACTCGTATTGGTGTTTCTTCCCGTAAAGAAAGAGTGCTGTATCAATCGTGCCATATCTTACACAAGCAAGGCAGATATTATATTGTTCATTTCAAAGAGCTGTTTGCCTTGGATGGTAAACCATCGAACATTACAGAGAACGACATACAAAGAAGAAACGCAATTGCTAATTTGTTAGAGGAATGGGGACTGGTAAAGATATTGAATCCTAGACTTTTAGAAGACAATATTGCCCCACTTCATCAGATAAAAATTATATCATTCAAAGAGAAAGATGATTGGGAGTTAGTTGCCAAATATAACATTGGCAAAAAGTCCACTGATTACTAAATAACTGTGCGGCGCCTAATGGGTCGCATTTTGATAACTTGCTTTTTTAAGGAGATAAAACATGACAGTAGGTCGTATTTCTTTTGGGCCACTTGCCCATACAACATTGGGTTTTGAGCGTTTCTTTGATGATGTTGAAAAACTTTTGAGCATGGATGTGACAAAAACAACCCAGTCTTTTCCTCCTCACAATATCATCAAACTAGATGAGACACATTACATTGTCGAACTAGCTGTTGCTGGTTTCAGTAAGAATGAAATCGAAATCACAGCAGAAGATGGTACACTCACAATCAAAGGTGAGAAGAAAGACAAAGATGTTGAAGTGACATATCTGCATCGTGGTATCGGCACTCGTTCATTTACAAAACAGTTGACGATTGCTGACACCGTTGAAGTAAAAGGTGCAGAGTATAAAGATGGTATCTTGCGTGTTGGTTTAGAGAATGTAATTCCTGAACACAAGAAACCTCGTAAGATTGAAATTGGTAATGAACTTAAAGAGTTTAAGCCGCAACTTCTACAAGAAGCAAAAGCAGCATAAACTCAGCGGGACTTCGGTCCCGCTTTACTTGGAGATATTATGACAAAGCGTGATAAAAACTTTCGCATGGCAAAGCAAACAAAACGGCGACTTGCTCTGCTATTCCCACCACTTAGAGGCTACTATAAAAATCTGATGATTAATGCTCAGATTGCCTCTGAAATTGTTCCAAAGACAGACAAAAAGAAAAGAGAAGTTGAAAAGGAAGAATAATGTCTATTCAGATGTATAGTCATTTTCATATGTCTTTTCCTTTCAACTTTAAGTCTGAGTGGATGTTTGCGACTTATGCTGGTGGAATGGAAGCATATAAATGGATGCCACCGGATGAAATGGGCACTTACAAGAACATTGGAAGACCTATACAAGATTTTAGACGCCACTATTTCAAAACTTCCGAAGATGATTTCCTTCGTGCATTGGGTCAACAGGCAACAGAGTATTGGTTACTCAAAGAAACTCCTGTGACTGACTATATTGGTTGCACAACCTATCGTAGATATTTGTTATTGGATAGAAACATAGAAAAGAATGTTGCAAAAATTTCAATGCCTGCAACACAAGCAAATGCCGACAAGTTTGGCACAAAAGAACAACAAGAGATTGCATTAGAATATTTACAGACGGCTGATGTTTTGACAAATCATTCAATTGCATTACCATTTTCAGTAGAGGCACAGTATCTTCAATCACAACCTAGTTTGTATTGGCAATTGTTCAAAGAAGCAATATATGATTTGTTTCCCAATTATCGTCAACATCTGACATGGTTTACGCATAACAATATTATCAACTATGAAACTTGTTACATTATGCGCCGAGATATCTTTGTGAGATATGCCACAGAACTGTTTGCAATCTTAGAAAACATTTGGCAGAATTCTGATGACAACTATCCCACACAACAAACAACCTCTGAGCCATTTCCGTGGAGATATCCTGGTTTCTTAGGTGAAAGATTTATGCCATTCTTTCTTTATGCAAACTCATTGAAAAAGATACAAGTACCTTTGGTGATATTAGAATGAAACAGAAATTTATTGATGCCCACATGCAAGCCGCAGAAGTCTATGCAAAACTCTCATCGGCAAGGAGACTACAAGTTGGTTGTGTAATTGTCAAAGAGAATACAATCATTGGCATAGGATACAATGGCATGCCTTCTGGTTGGGACAATGATTGTGAATATGCAGATTATTATGAAGATGGTGACTTTGTGATTAAATCAAAGCCAGAGGTTTTACATGCTGAAACGAATGCAGTTGCTAAAGTTGCAAGGTCTACAAATTCAACAGAAAATGCAGATTTGTTTGTTACTCATGCACCTTGCCTAGACTGTGCCAAGTTAATTTTTCAATCTGGCATTGGTCGAGTTTTCTATAGGGATACATATAGGAGTGAAGACGGTATAAACTTTCTTCGTCAATGTAATGTTGAGGTGAATCGTGTTTAACTTAACAAAGGAAAAAAACAAATGCAATTGACAAAAAACTTTTCACTAGCTGAAATGATTAAGAGTGAGACAGCACTTCGCCATGACATGGATAATACCCCTGGTGAACAGGAAATTGAAAATCTTAGAGTGCTATGTGAGCAAATACTACAACCGCTTCGTGATGCATACGGCAAAGGAATTAAAGTAAACTCTGGCTTTCGTCATCCAGAAGTTAACGCAAAAGTTGGTGGTTCGAAAACATCAGACCATTGTAGAGGACAGGCAGCCGACATTGAAATTCCTGGTGTGGCAAATGCTGAACTCGCTGAATACATTTCTCAGTATTTCGATTTCACACAATTAATTTTAGAATTCTATACACCTGGTATTCCTGATTCAGGTTGGGTTCATGTTTCATATGATCCAAAGAATTTGAAGAAACAAGTAATGACTGCAATGAAAGAGAATGGCAAGACAGTCTACAAACCTGGACTAATTGCTTAATAGATTTAATACGGTTGGTGCCTCTGCCATTGGTACGCACCAGTTCTTTTTACAATGAGGATATTATGTTAGTTACTCCTGATGAAATGATTGGTAAACCAGTCGGATTTACCTGCTCAACTTTTGACTTGTTACATGCAGGTCATATTCTAATGCTTGCTGAAGCAAAACAAGTGTGCGACTATCTCATTGTTGGTCTTCAAACAGACCCAACAATTGACCGACCAGAAATCAAAAACAAACCAGTTCAATCGGTAGTTGAAAGATTTGTTCAACTATCAG